GTATTGGATGAAGTTTCAAGAGACATGCTTTTTCGTGTTTATAAAGATGAAATTCCAGAAGGATGGAAATTTGTTGCGCATCACATGACAATTGAATTTGGTAAAAGTGCAAATAAAGATGATTTGGGTAAAGAGATTGGTTTAACAACAAAACGTTTGGGTAAAAGTGATATGGTTATTGCTGTGGAGGTTACGGGATACCCATCAAAAAATGCGGTTCCGCATATTACACTTGCTGTTAATCCTAATGGTGGTAAACCAGCAATGTCTAACCAAATAACTAACTGGGAAACAACACAAAGCATAAAGCTTCGTGGTGTTGTAACAAATATCACAAAATAAATTTGGTAATATCGGTTTATTCTAGTATATTTGTAAAAATATTTTATATGAAAAATAACGCAAGACGTTTAGAAATTGGTAATAAAATTAGACAGATGGGTCAAGCGCTTGTAACTGAGGGTACGGGTAATAAAGATTATACTGTAGCTCAAACTGGAACAATCATGCTTTTATTAAGTAAATTGATTGATAGAGATGAAGATATGTTCATATTTTCTGAATTTTGTGCTATGTTTACTGCTAGAATGATTCTATCTGAAGGTGATGAAATAGAAAAACATTCCAAAGGAACGTTAGCCAAAATTTTCACAAAGAATAAAAATCAATCAACACCCCCAAAAGAAGATAAACCAAAAAAAAGACTAGGTGGTAGAAAATCAAAGGATTCTGGTGATTCTGAGACAAAATAATTGGGTTTAATTAATGCTAAGGTGGTAGAGAGTGCCAAGAGTAGTCATCGACGGATGATGAGGGAAGAGGTACTACACGGATGACGTATCCTGAAATTACTTAGCAACCCATATGGTCCCATAGTTCAGTTGAATAGAGCGACAGATTAGTTCTTTTAAATATTGGAAAGATACTGGTTTCGTAGCATAATTGGATAATGCAACTGCCTTCTAAGCAGTAGACTACAGGTTCGAACCCTGTCGAGACCACATTAGATGATGTCTTATCCTATGACAATTTGCGCATAGTAATACACATTTATCTAATTCTTTTGTAATTTGACCCCATGGCCTTAGTCGTAATTTTGTCCAATCAAAATCTTTTTCTGATGGAATTTGATGGTGAAAATCAAATATTACATAAGGTTTTTCTGGATAACTAGCGTCACAGTCAACACATGAACACCCTTTGTATTCAATTGCTTTAATTTTCTGGTTTATCCAGCGTTTAATACAATATTCATTGTGACATTTTTTACATTTTGACGCACAGCTTTTTCTGTCTTTTTGATGATAAAATTCAGATAATGGTTTTAACAAATTACATGTAGTACATATTTTTTCTTTCATATTAATAAATATGTGGAAAGAATAAAAAATTCTATCCAATGTATAATTTTCTAAGCAGTAGGTCACAGGTTTGAATCCTGTCGAGGGTACAAATAATTAATAAATGATAAAACGTATATTAAAAAAACTAGGCATTTTCTCTAAAAAAGATTTGATGTTCATGTATTCAAATGGTTTTGCACATGGCAATGCGACTAAAAAAATTGAATTAGCGGATAACAGCGGAATTGATTTTATAAGTAAGAAAATGAGCATGGTTATCGATGCGTATATTAAACATTAACTGTGAAATGTTTTATTAATTGGCTTGTTGAACGAGAAACACAACCAGATGATTTACCCTTTGAAATATCTAAAGAGGATATAATTCAATGGGTAAAACGTATACATTCAAATATCTTATCTGAAGGTAAAAAACCTTATGAAGGTCGCCATTATGGTGACTGTATCAAACAAAATATGAGCTGTGAATTGTGTTTATATCAAACATGGCTTGAAGAATACAAACAATATTGTAGAACCTTTAAAAAATAGCAAATGTTAGCTATAATCAAATTTATTGAGGCGAATGGTTTGGCTAAAGCTATTGAAAAGTTTAAGCTTAAAACACGCGTTTACGAAAAAAAAATTCTTCTGAAATATGACCAGATAGAATCTGATATGTCATGTCCAGAAGTACAAGAATGTCGTGGCCTTATTCTTGAAAGAGATACATGGAAGGTCATGGGTATGTCATTCTTCAAATTCTTTAATCATGGTGAAGGAAATGCCGCTAAGATTGATTGGAATACTGCACAAGTTTTAGAGAAACTTGATGGTACAATGATTCAAGTTTATTGGGATTGGCATAAGAATGAATGGTTTGCTGCAACAACAGGAATGGCTGAGGCTGAGGGTGAAGTGAACAACAAGATGGGTACAACCTTTAATGACTTGTTTTGGCAAACAGTTAGAAATTATAACCCAATATTTAAAAACTTATTGGATAAATCATTTACATATGTATTTGAATTGACAACACCTTTTAACATTGTTGTTAAACCACATGGTGAATCTTCGGCTACACTTTTAATGATTAGAAGTAATCAAACACTTGAAGAGGTTTCATATGAAACAGTAGTTGCAAGTGGTAAGTGGTTGCAAGTTCCTGTTGTTAAAAGTTTTGACTTGAATGCAAAAGATTTTGGTGCGTTGATAAGAACATTTGAAGGTATGCCATGGTCTGAAGAAGGTTATGTGGTGGTAGATGGTAACTTCAACCGTGTTAAAATCAAAAACCCAGCATATCTTGCGGTACATCATTTGAAGGGTAAGACAGCTGAGCATAACATAATGACCATAGTTAAGTCTAATGAAATTGAGGAGTTTGGTTCCACTTTCCCAGAAAGGAAAGAAGAACTTTTGAAGTTAAAGGCCAACTATGATTTATTGTTAAATAAGTTGAGTAATGTGTGGATTGAATTGCAACCAAAAATACCTAAAAACATAACAGCTTCTGAAAGGAAGAATTATGCTACTGCGGTATTTGAGCTTACAAAGAAATATGGATTAGATTCCTTTACAAACTTATATTTTGCGTTGCAAACAGGTAAGGTTGATACAATAACGGAATACATGATGGAGTTCGATGACAAAAAATTGTACAAGATGCTTTAAGCCGTGGGGCTTGGCATCTTTTTTATATTTAACATAAAAATTATGAACGGAAAATTAAGGTATTTAAGTCATACAAGACTTGTATATAATCTTACACTTGGTGAAGATTATATAATTCACATTTGGGGTAAACCAGCTGGTATTTGTAGGTTTATTCAACCAACACAAAAGGGATTTAATTTTTTAAATCTTGAAACGTCTAAATGTGTGCTAAAACATCACATCTATCCATCAAAAAATTATCCAACAGCTTTTTACCTCCATTCAAGTATTCTGTTCATGAAAGTACCACAACAAATAAAAACCGCTAGATGAAAATAAAACAAATCTTCGATGAAATCGCCAGCGAATCATCAACCAAAAAGAAAGTTGAAATACTGAATAAATACAAGGATAATGACTTATTAAAGAAGGTCCTATATCTTGCTAACAGCAAACGTATTAAATTTTATATAAAACAGATTCCTGATTATTCCCCTCAACTCGATGGTTATGGTGGTAACCTTGAAAAGGTTTTAGACACGCATCTTAAAATCATTTATAACCGTGAAGTTACTGGTAATACTGCAATTAACCATTTAAAAAATACACTTGAATGTTTAGATGCTGTTGACGCATATATTGTTGAGCGTATTATTGAAAAGGATTGTAAGATGAATCTAGGTACTAGCCTCATCAATAAAGTTTTCTTGAAACTCATTGAAGAAACTCCTTATATGGGTTGTAAATCATACGATGAGAAGCTGGCCAAAAAGATTTTTGAAAAGGGTGGCAAAGCATACAGTCAAATAAAAATGGATGGTCGTTATTGCAACGCTATCATTCGCTCTGGTGATGTAGAGTTGGAAAGCCGTCAAGGTGAACCTACTGTTCTTACTGGTGCTAAATTTTTGGATGAGTTGGCTGGATTTGAAGATTGCGTTTTGAATGGTGAATTGACCATGGATGGTATTAGTCGATATGAGAGCAACGGTATTGTAGCTTCTTTGGTAAGTATAGGTAAGAAGAAAATGGACGGTGAAGATGTCACTAAAGAAATCAAGAAGTTTGAAGAAAAGCATATGAATTATCAAGATGCTTTGGATGCTATTAGGTTTACCGTATGGGATACAATCCATGTTGATGAATATTTTGAACAGAAATCAGACGCACCGTATTATCTAAGATTAAATCGTGTGGCCGATATGCTATTTGAACTTAAACCTAAGATGATTGGTTTAGTTGAAACCAAAGTGGTTAATTCTTACGAAGAGGCGATTCGGCACTTCCAAGAGATGTTGAATGAAGGGTATGAAGGGACAATTCTAAAAGCTTATGATGGCGTTTGGAAAGACGGAAAGCATCCGCATCAAATAAAAATGAAGTTGGAAATGGATGTAGATTTGAGGATTATAGCTTTTAACTATGGAACTGGCAAAAATATTAACGTAATCTCAAGTGTTACGGTACAATCAGAATGTGGTCAAGTTATTACCACGCCAGCTGGTATTAATGAAGAACAAATGCAATTTATTACAGATAATCAAGAAAAATTATTGGGTACAATACTTGAAGTTACATGTTCTGGGTTATCCAACAATAAAATTGGTAAGTACGCTTTATTACACCCTAGATTTTCAAGATTTAGGGATGACAAAAATACTTGTGATACATTGGAATCAATCAAAGAGATTGAAGCCATGGCAAAAGGTTTAAAATAAATTTGATTTATTCGTGATAAAATTGTATATTTGCAATTATGAAGAAGTTAATATCATTTCCATCTATTGAACAGCTTAGGAATATTGTTACCAATATCAATAGAACATATAATTTCGTTGGATTAGACGAGACAGGCGAAGCTATATATGACCCGTCAAAGCCAAAACCAGTACTCACATTTAAGGGTACGATAAAGCTTCATGGTACCAACGCTGGTGTATCATATAATATGCTTGAAGGTATGTGGGCACAATCTAAAGAAAACATCATTACCCCAGAAAAGGATAATGCTGGTTTCGCGTGGTTTGTTGAAACCAATAAGGGTGTGTTTCAGAATTTATTTTATGATATTATAACAAATCACAAAATAGATGCAAATGAAAATACCATTACAATTTATGGTGAGTGGGTTGGAAAGGGCATCCAAAAGAGCGTAGCCATTTCAAACCTTGATAAGTCATTCTTTATTTTTGGTGTAAAGATTACGCCACATCCAAAGACTGAGGATGATAAAACAACTGCATATTGGATTGATTCTTCAGACCTTAAGTTTCCAGATGTTAGAATATACAACATTGAGGACTACAAAACCTACTCAATCGATATCGATTTTAATAACCCTCAATTGGTTCAAAATCAAATCATTGAGATGACAATTGAAGTTGAAGATGAATGTCCTGTTGGTAAAGCGTTCGGCCATGAAGGTATTGGGGAAGGAATAGTATTCACATATCTTAATGATGGAAAGCGTATATCTTTTAAATCAAAGGGTGAGAAGCATTCAAAGGCTTCAAAGGTAACAACACTTAAGCCAGTTGACGATGTTAAATTGAATAAGATAATTGAGGTTGTTAACAAGGTTACACCTGATTGGAGGCTTGAGCAAATGTTGGATAAGACTTTTGACCTTATGAATGGTGGTGCAATTGATATCAAGAAGATGGGTGATTTTATCAGGAATGTTATTCAAGACATCATGAAAGAAGAAAGCGATACCATAGCTGAAGCTGGATTGGAACCTAAGGATATCAATTCAAAGGTTTCTGAGAGAAGTAGATTATATTTCTTCGCAAAACAAAATGAAGAAGTTGGATTAAACTAAGTATAATGGAAAAAATAACCAAAGAACAATACGAGGCGGCAAAAGTGATTGTAGAAAGATACAATTCTCAACTTGAACTTGAATTTAAGGAAAAGATTAGTAATATTAAACTTGACCTAGCAAAATATTTTGATGAGAACGAAGTATGTGGACATATGATTGAAGAATTTGGCGTTAGGTCCAATGATTCTTGGTTTGGTACTAAAAGTTTTGATTCTGCGGAAATATTCTCAGTAATTCCATTTTTTGATGAAAATTATGAAGATGATAAAGCGGATGCTGATATTGAAGCGATTGGGCTGAAGTATGGTATTCGTTTAGGTTGGGAAACTGGTGTGTATCCGAAATAAAATTATTAAATTATGATACGAAATAAAGTTTTTAGACTTTTAAAAACTGTTACGCTTAAAAACGGTGTAAAATTGCTTGAGAAGCAAGAACTTGAAGTGGTTATGGATGTCGTTTATATGGAGGGATATCCAATACCACCTAACATGCAACCATTGATATTAAATTGGATTAAAACAAACCCAAGTTTATTTGTCGATGTAACAAGAAAATGGTAATATGGAAGAATTAAAAACAGGATTTGAGTGGTGTACCCTCGATAGGGTACGCCCTCTTAATTTAGAAAATTGGCAAACAAATTGGCCATTCTACATGGAATCTTTTTATGAAGAAAAGATACCATATTTAGATTACTTAGAAAAAATCAAAAGTTGTAATCTTAAACCTAATTCAATGCCAAGGAAGTCTCAGATGTTCCTTGAATACAGAATGTACGGTTTAGTACCATATAATTTATCCCCGATTCAACAGGGGATACAATTTGGACATGCTGTTGTAGAATATAGCCAATTGGTAAAAGGAATACCACCATTTGAGGCTGTATATGACAAGTATGCTCAAAAGGATAAAACATTTATTATCCTTAATGGTGGTACAACAAATGAAAATGTCAATAGACTCGGAACATTACAACAACATGCTAAAACCCTTAGAGATAATGGTGTTTTGACAGCTGAGTTTAGAGAGCCAGACCTTAATGATACATTAACTGGTGTTGTATTCTTAGTTGACGAACGGGTTTTCAATCGTGAGTATTACCCAGATTTTGTGAAAAATGAAATGGCGTCTGAGATTGAAAATGAAAAACAGTATCGAGGATGGCTTGAAAGAATTGGTGGTGAAACCAATGCATTTTTAAGAACATTTTTATTAAATTTTAAACTCGCATAATATGCCAATGGATGTTGATTATATTGCGGCTAAAGAAGCTATTGATGAATTAGATGAACTCTTATCCGATATGCCTCATGGTGAACGTGAAGGTATAGCTGACGAGATAATTGAGTTTGTTGAAAACATGAAAACAAAATGGACAGGATACACCTCACAGGAAGAATAGAATTTGAACCAGAGAACGTGACCAAAAAGCACAATTTACAAGCTTCTTGGAAACACATTGCTATGGTACTATTTGATGGTGATATAACAGATTATTATGCTTGGTTTATCAAAAAGCGTTATAATTTGATTTTGAATAAACCTCTCCGTGGTGGTCATGTATCATTTATCAATGATAGTTTTAAAGAAATGAGTCTTAACGGCCAGCGTTCAATGGAAGAAGTAAAAGAACTTTGGAATAAAGTTAAGATGAAATGGAATGGAGTTGAAGTCCCTATAACTCTTAGTGTAGAACCACGAACTGATGCAAATCATTGGTGGCTTAATATTCCAGAAGAGGATAGAAAAGATTTACAAGGTATAAGGGCTGAGCTTGGTTTAGGTCGTCCATTTTTTGGTTTTCACATGACAATTGGATACCCACGTCAAGGGATAATGGAAGAACATTCTAAATATATTCACCAAATAATAAAAAAAGGATTAATATCATGAAACCAATCACACCAAAAGAAGCAACAGATTACATTGAAAAATCGTTTCCAGACTTTGTAGTTGAAGCGGTAAATAATTGCATCAATCGTCATTATTTTGGTAAATCATCCTTTACAATAAAACAAAGTACAATTGAAGATGAAATTCTTAAATTGGCTCCAGAGGGAACGACACGTCAGGAAATCTTTGATAAGCATTGGCTGGATTTTGAAAAAACATATTCAAAATTTGGTTGGAAGGTAAGATATGACAAACCAGGTTGGGATGAACATTATGACCCATTTTATGAATTTAAACCTAAATAATAATCAATATGAATATAATATCACGATACGATTTACATGCGCTATTAAACCACTTGGACTTTTACAATAAAAAGACGTTGACTTTGGATAAAAAATTTATCCAAGGTTTAATTGAAGAAGAAACCTTTGAATCCGATATGAATTGGATAATTGGTTATAAAATAAAACAGAAGGTTGTTGGCGACCATAAGAATGATGGTCAACTGGTGGAATATACGTTTACCTTTATTAACCCGTTTAAAAAAGAAACCATACTTGAAACTGAAATGTGTTTAATGGTTGGTTGGAATTTCGGAGAAGATAAATACAAAATAAAATGATAGACTATAAACTACTTGACGATTCTTTAAAACATTACGAAGCTAGAGGCTTTAAGCGCATTGAGGCGCCATGGACGGTATCTGAATTTGTTGATAACATAACAAAACCACAGGACCGAATTTCATTTCAACTCAAACATAACGATAAGTGTTTGGTTGCATCTGGTGAGCAATCATTTTTGTATTTGTATCTCAAAGAATTTTTACCCAAAGGTCAATTTCAAACAATTACACCTTGTTATCGTAATGAGTCATTCGATTTTCTTCATACCAAATATTTTATGAAGAATGAATTAATCAAGACAGATATCGTTACAAAAGAAGCATTAGAAGATATTGTATACCAAGCACAAATATTTTTTACAAAATTTTTTAGTTTGGATGATATTAAAGCGATTAAGACTGATGATGGTTATGATATAACGGTATGTGATATTGAACTAGGGTCATATGGAATAAGAAGCTGTAGTTATCTTGATTGGATATATGGTACAGCTTGTGCTGAACCTAGAACATCAAGCTTAATCAAATTATATGGTGAAAAATAAAACATATGGGTTATCATAAAGTTAATATTGAAAAGGGTATATTAGGCGAGTACTCAAAAATCATCGAAGAAATTGATGAACTAGAAGATGCTAAATCACAAGATGCTAAGGTTTTGATAATCTGTGAACTTTGTGACCTTATAGGGGCAATCGAAGCCTACACTGAGAAACAATTTAATCTTAGTTTGGCCGACTTAATAAAAATGAAAGAAATGACCAAACAATCTTTTCAAGAAGGGAAGAGAAAATAAATTTGGTATATTCAATAAAGTTTAATATATTTGCGAAGTAAAATAATGAATAAAAACAGGAAACACAATTATATAATCAACACTTGGATTAAATCACCTAATATTAGAGTTGTTGGGTCTGAACAATATGATGGGGTATATACATTATCCGAAGCACTTGCATTAAGCAGGTCCGAAGGGTTAGACCTCATTGAGATTAAAAATCAATATGATACATCGATATGTAAATTGATGGAGTTTAGCAAGTTTCAATATCAAGAGAAACAAAAGAAAAAGGAACAAAAGAAAAATAATAAGGGTGGTGAGCTTAAAGAGATACGATTGGGTGTCGAGATATCAGAAAACGATATTTCATATCGTGTTAAAAATGCTATTGATTTTTTATCTGATGGAAATAAGGTAAAATGCGTGATTCAATTTAGAGGCCGTCAAATTGTTCATAAAGAGCGTGGGGAAATTGTTCTCCTTAGTTTTGCTGACCAATGTAAAGACAATGGTTTATTGGAATATATGCCAAAACTAGAAGGTAAAAAAATGCACATAATAATTAAACCAAAATAAATTAAAATACTATGGGTGGTAGAGCATTAAAAAATACGGTGACAAGACGATATGACAGAGCTGAATTTGAAGTAATCAGCCAAGAACTTATTGATATCCTCAAAGGAACCTTTGATAGGGTTACTATGCCCTTGTTTTATAAAAATAAACAAACATTCGGTGATGCGGATATTCTTGTAACAGCTAACGAATTCCCTCAAATGAGAGAATACATTGAAAACATCTTTAAACCAAATGAAATATTCCATAATGGTAATTGTTGGTCGTTTGATTATAAGGAATTACAAGTTGATATCATCACTTGTGACCCAGAACACTTTGACTCTAATGCCATGTATCTTTCATACAATGACCTTGGAAACTTTATTGGGAGATTGGCCCATGGGTTTGGTTTGAAATATGGCCAAGAAGGTTTATGGTATGAACATTATTTTAAAGGTAAGAATGTTGGTAGTATTCCTGTATCTAAAGATTATCCAAAAATCTTTAAGTTTTTGGGTCTTTCATATGAAAGATATGAACAAGGGTTTGATGAACTTGAGGATATCTTCACCTTTATTGCTGAGTCACCATACTTCAACTGGAAGAAATTTCAAATGGAAGAATTGAATAAAATCAATCGTGACCGTAACAAAAAAAGAGCATCATACACAAGTTTCTTGGAGTGGATGGCCGAACATGTTGCTGACGAAAACCATGAATACAAGTTTGCTGAAGATAAAACCAGCTACTTCATTATGATAGATGACTTCTTCCCAGAAGCAAATATTGTAACCGAAGTTAGAAGACTTGAATATCTTGAGTGTAGAAAGCTTTATGTCCAATCCAAGTTCAATGGTGGTGATGTAATGAGGAGATATGGTTTTGAAGGTAAAAAACTTGGTGAGGTTCTTGAAGGATTTAGAAAATACGTAACAGAACATTACGATTCCTATAATGACTTCATCATACACACCGATACCTTCGATATTTATAAAGAATTTGAAGATTATTTACATGAATTGGAAGTTGGAAAGACTACAGAAGGGTGAGACCTTCGTAACCAAAGAAAAGGGGAACTCAATGGTTCCCCTTATCAAATCTGGGCAAGAACATAAGTTGACCCCAGCTACTTGGGAACAAGTGGATGTTAATGACATTGTTTACTGTAAAGTAAAAGGTGTTTTTTATACTCATTTGGTTAAGGCTAAGAATCTAGATAAGGGGTGCCAAATTGGAAATAACAAGGGTGGTATCAATGGATGGACCAAACAAGTTTACGGTAAAGTAATTGAAATATTATGATAATAGAAGCAGTGTCTTTAGTGTCGAAGCTAGATGAATTAAACGGAAATAAAATCATCAAGACAAAGGATAAATATCCTGTTTTAAAAACAAGAAAAAAAACACCTGAGAGTTGGTGGGATAGTCTTAAGTGGTCAGAAAAGGTTGACGTTGGTGTGGTAGCACTTCATTATCATAAAATGACAGCAAGTTACCCGTGGCGTTGTAAGGATGGAACCATGTTTAATGATTGTACCAAATCACAACAAAAAATAATAAAATTCGTCTTCGCCAAAAGAAACGATAATTGGTATATGTTTGATATCATGGGTGTGTTAGGACTTTAATAAAAATATTATGATAAAATTTTTAGATAAATGGTTACCCTTAAAAGGGTCTAGTGATGAGTTAATAAGACTCACGTTGTTTGGACGATTATTATATTCAATAACACTCTTTATTGGGTGGCCATTAATGGCTATTCTAGTTGGTATACATTATGATTCGGTATTGTCAGGTATTTTTATGTTTATATTTCCAATTATTACCACAATTGGAATTGTCGGCCTTTTAAAATTATTATCTTAATTTCCAAAAAATGGATTTTCCTTCTTCATAAAGGTGGTGATTTCATCTCCCTTTTTGCATAAATTGATAAAATCAAAGATATCGTTGTCAGATAGTTTAAACCATTCATTCTCAGTCAGGGTGTGTTTAGTGTTAAAACGTCCATGGAGCCATTTCTCAACCATTTTATAGTTAGTGGACTCATATACACTTAGAATAGATATCTTCGCAGAATTACCTGTTTGCAGGGTCCTGACACGCTTCTCAACTGAATTCTTAGTGATTCCAATTTTGTGTCGTTCATTACTAAACTCATCTACCGATAAAAGTAAATACACATAACCATTACTGTTTTTCCCATTTATACCCATAACTCGTTTTTCTTTTTTTATAGATGCATTCACTTATTTTAGCGTGTGGATATTCTTTAAGAGCATCACTTATACTATTCCAAACTTTGATTAGATTATTGTCTAATCCTAACTGACGTACTTTTACTCTTAGTGAAGTTTTATATTCCTCGCTATGTATTTTTTTTCCTTTTCTTTTCTCACTCATTTTTCTTTTGGTCTCATCTGTGTGTTTTGTACCCAATTTTCTATTTCTTGCATTAATACAATATTCTTCGGTTCTTTTTTTACCTCTATTACCAATACTTATATTATTTCTATGCTCATCAGTATAAACATATTTATCTTTTGGTGTTTTATTTTTTTTAATCTTTAATGGTTGTAATTTCTCATAATAAGAAAAAGTCCATCTAAACTTTCTACAAGACATTCTTTCTCCCCTACAAACCTCAGGTATTTTAGTTGTTTTAAATTCTTTTTTAGCCTCGTTAATAGTAGTCCATTTTTTAATGAAGGAACCATCCATATTATATTGATAACACTCAGAATTACCAATCTTTAAATGAGATACGCTCATATTACTTCTGTGTTCATCAGTAATAACATATTGTCTCCCAAGTCTAGTCTCCCTTATTTTATTTTTATGTTCTTCTGTGTGTTTAATACCTAAACGATGATGGGGGTTATTTTTAAAGAATTCTTTTTTTATAAGACTTAATTTTTCTTTTGTTTCTTTACTATGAGATTTAAGTATTGGTGGGTTGTCGCCCCCTTCTGTATGATTAACTAACTTAAAACCCCATGCTTTAAATTGAGAAATCCAGTATTGCTCTAAGAACTCCCAATTAGATTCTGTCTCGTCAATTACATGTAATTCAGGCTTTAAGCCAAGTTTTAATAAATTTTGAATCCAATGGTCTTTATGCGTTTTTCTATTTTTAGATGATGATATATGTGTTTTTAGTCTATTTTTAATATTATTAGTTTTTCCAACATATCGTATATTATTTGCGGAGTCCGATAGAGTATAAATATAAATCATACTAATAAGTATCTTATTAAAACCAAAAGTCAGTTTATTTTAAAATAAACATACCCCATATTTTTAATATTAACGAATTTTCATAAATATGTAAATATTTATGGGATATGAAAAGTATTATTCGTATATTATTGAAAGAAAGGCTGGAGGGGGTATCATTAGATAAAAAGGAGACATTTGGTTCTGGAATGGAACATAATGTTTATGCATCAAGACAACACCCAGATAGGTTATATAAAATGGGCCGTGAATATATGGTGAATTCTTGGATTAAAATTTTTACTGAAAACCCTAAAATTTTTCCAAAGGTTTATAGGGTAATTAAATCAAAAAGATACTCCGATACACTAATAGTAGAAATTGAAAAATTGGAAATAAGACAAGCTGAAAAAGATTTTAAGTTGGTAAGGGATATTTTATCCAACTTTTCAAGATATGAATATAACCAAGAGATTAGATTACAAAGTATTTATATACTCGATTCATGGGGTGTAAAATTTGTTGAATTTATTAAGAAATTTAAAGAATGGTTAATAAAACAAAAATATAACAACCCCACAATAGAACTTTGTTTAAAATGGACAAAAATGATATATAATATATACGGTTTTTTAGTAAACAAATATGATTATCACGAAAGAGATTTACATGCAAAAAATGTTGCATATGATAAAGCTGGGAATATTAAAATAATTGATATATAATGAAGACTTGGATTAAACAAAAATTGAAGGAATCTTTAGAGGAAGTTTCAGTTAAGCCAAAAAAAGTATTTGGTAGGGGTGCTTATCATAAAGTATATTATTCACATAAAAATCCAGATAAATTATATAAAGTTGGGGACGAGGAAAAGGTAGACGAGTGGGTGGAAACATTCCAACGTAACCCACAATATTTCCCTAAAGTTTATCGTGTTTTTCCATACAGCAAAGACCCGACATTTAAGGTTGTTGAGATTGAAAAATTAAATACGGTAAAAGCAGCACAGGAGTTAGAAATGATTGATAATTTCTTACTTGATATTACAAGTGTGGTCAACTGTGAAAACTTATCAAGTTCGAATTTTTTTGATAAGGGGTGTTTTCAAGGTGTTATTGAAGTAGCAGAGGATAGTGAGAACCCTTATTTACCGACAATAATCTTTAAATGGGCTAAGTTTTTAAGAGCGGTTACACCCATAGTGGAAAAAGATTTGGGCCGATATTTGGATTTACATTCAGGTAATGTAGCATATGATAAAATGGGCAAACTTAAAATGATTGACATATAATGAAAGATTTAATAAAACAAAGACTAAGGGAAAATTTGATAAATGAACTGGGTACGGCCATGCCAGTTCCTTATCATATGGAAGATGTTTATGATGAAGTTGAACAAGGTGTTTTAACTCTTAAGGAAGTATTTTTCTTCTTTAAGGTTGGTTCAGAATTAATAAAATGCTATTTTAAATTAGTGGAAAATCCGATAGTTAACGGCGCTCACCAATGTTCTTATTCGTTTGAATTTGATTCAAATAGTGATAAAACACTTTCTAATGATATCAAGACAATATTTTCAAAGATGATGACCATCAAAGAAGTTATAGAATATTTTATTAAAAATTTTAAAGCCAATTACGAGAATAAACGTAATATACTTTATAGAATTGCTGTTATAGGTGCGGCTGAATCAGGAAAGGGGGAGAATCAATCTACGGAAACTCAACGAACAAAGTTATACGATTACTTCTATAAGAAATTTAAGCACCCTGATTTTAAGTACATTAAAAATGGTAATATATTAGTACTCCAAAGAAATTTATAAAAAAGTTTATAAAAAATTTGCTTTTTCGAAAATGTTTCGTATATTTGCATATATTTATTAACAACAACAAAAACTAAAATGAAAAATTTATCAAACATATTGCTCCTTGTATTGTGTGTGCTAGTGTTATCTAACACGACTGGGAATCCTATGTTATAAATTTAAAACATAATAACAATAGTAACCCCAGTACGAAACTACTGGGGTTTTTTAATGTGCCTATGCGTGAGTGGTTGAAATGGGGGTTTTAAATGTTGACTTGGTCGAGAGGCGAGGCGAGTGGCTGCAACCCACTCCACGGGGGTTCGAATCCCTCAGTCAACTCTAGTTCGAAATAGTACTTTTACTCATTTCATGATATTTATTATCATGAAATGGACTAAAGAATCAGATTTAAAACTAACTGAATTAATCGCCGAAGGAAAACGCTATGAGGAAATTGCTGTATTGTTAAACAGAACAGTAAGAAGTATTACAAGTCGTTGCTGTAGGCTTAAGTTAAAAATAGTCTTCTTTAATGAAGCTGAATGTAAGCAATGTGGTACTAAGTTTTTTAAATATACTAAAGACTCAAAAGTTTTTTGTGGTTCCAGTTGTAGTGCGACTTACAACAATGCTAACAGAAGGCACACAGAAGAAACCAGAACTAAGATTAGCAAAGCGTTAGTAAGTGTAAAGTTTGATGAAAACCGACGGCAAAAGTTAAAGGGTGAAAATAATGGCAATTGGAAAGGCGGCGTTTCACTAATAGTAAAACCGAAACGAGTCAGAAAAAATTCTGAGCCAAGAAAATGTCGGTTTTGTAGGGTTAATGAAATTATAGATAAACGAAAGATAATTTGTAACCAGTGTAAGGAAGAGTATTATCAATTTTATCGACCACTGTGCGAATTCAATTTTGATATCCACAACTATAAGGATAAATTTGATTTTCAGCTTGTGGAAAAATTCGGCTGGTATAGTCCTAGCAATAAAGGTAATAATCTTAATGGCGTAAGCAAAGACCACATGTATTCGGTTAGAGACGGCTTCATAAATAAGGTCGACCCAGAGATAATCAGTCACCCTGCGAACTGTAAATTCATGGTTCACACAGAAAATAATAAAAAAAAAGTTTCTAGCTCTATCACACTTGAAGAGTTGTTAGAAAGAATAAAAAACTGGAACTAAATAAAAACCGTACAACCACTGGTTCGAATCCAGTCAGGGACTCAAAACAAGAATATGGAAAAGAATGAAATAAAAAAAGCGCTGTATAAGCAAAATCCAAAAGCTAAACTCTTAACAATTAAAAAGGGTGTAGCATATTATGACACCGTAATTAGAATTACTGGAGAATTAGTTACACAAAGTAAGACTATTTTCTTTGAGATTCCAATTAATGACATGGGTGATGCGGATTTTTATCCTGAAATGGATTCAAAGTTATTGAATCGTTGGATAGTCGATGGTTATTCAGCAATATAAGGTGGTGTGACCGAGTGATTAGGTCCAGAGCTGCAACTTCTGTCAGACAAGTTTGATTCTTGTCACCACCTCAAATGGGGGTATCGCTTAGTTGGTTTTAAAGCGTCTGCCTTACAAGCAGAAGACCACTGGTTCGAATCCAGTTACCCCTACAAATGGCCTAGTATCATAGTGGTTTAATGTACCTTCCTTACAAGTGGGTTACGAGGGTTCGATTCCCTACTAGGCTACAGTTCTTTGCAAAGACAGATTAAATCTTTTATGATGGAATTGGTAGACATGCTGGTCTTATCCCGAAAAATGCTTATTGTTATGAACGGGAGGAAACTGGTGTCCAGACCTGACAATGAGAGGGTAATGGCGTATAGGTTCGAGTCCTATTAAATGATTTAATCAAATTGGTGTTTTAGCTCAGTTGGTTTAGAGCGTCTCCTTGACAGGGAAAAGGTCACTGGTTCGAGTCCAGTAAGCACCACAAAAATAATTTTTATGAGCAACAGAAGATACATGGTCTACATGAAGAGTGGACGAAAATTTATGGTTGAAGAAATTGGTGACCCACATGTTTCTTGGGGTAATGTAAATCCAGCGACAAAAAAGTTGGAATCCGTTTATGCAAAAATGGATGATGTTATAACTGAAGAAACCAGTCAAATAACAAAAGAGAATGGATTTAGAAACATTTGCATGTTATCTGTTGGTACATCACCATTGGGTTATATCGATGTGTTGGATAGTAGTGGTGTTGAAAGAATTGAAAGCCAATTCGTAAAATACTTGGATTAGAATTTTGTTTTTTAAAAATTAAAATGTACTTTTGTATGGTAACAAGAATAAACGTAAATGCAGGTCCGAAATTTATCGAATGGGTAAAACAACAAAAAGCTGAGAAGGCTGAAAGGTTCAAAAAACATTGGGACTGGATTGCAAATCATCCTGAGATAACGGAAAAGCTAAAAGAAATGAATAAAAATATGAAAAAAGAATTCACTGGATTGTAACTTGCTCAAATGCTAAGTACAATCCAAAATGAGAGATTCAGAAATCTTAAAAAGAACAACAAATCGTTCAGTTTTTAACAAACTGTACAAAAAGGAATTAGAACAACGGGGTAAAATACGATGTTCAATTTGTGGGTGTCACGTTGGTGAAAATGATACAACTAAGTTCTATGGTATATCTTGGATGGATACACAAGATGAACAAAAACCAAGATACCCTTCTTGGAAGTTGGTATCAAAAAACCGCAAACAATGGATGAAAAAACCATTGAAAATTAAGCGTAATACCCACAGATGGTGGAATCAAGTTGTTATAACTTGGTAACATGGGGCGGTGGTGGAATTGGTAGACACGCAGGACTTAATGGAATCTTTAGAACATCGAACCATTAATCCTGTGGGCAGAAATGCCCGTGAGGGTTCGACCCCCTCTCGCCCTACGCTAAAAATAGTATGGCTCTGTAGCCCAATTGGGAGAGGCAACAGCTTTAAACCCTGCAAAGTACGAGTTCGAATCTCGTCAGAGCTACTTTTTAAACAAACGGTCCTGTAGCCCAACTGGGAGAGGCAACAGATTCAAACCCTGTACAGTGTCGGTTCGAATCCGACTAGGACTACAAACCATGAGAGTAATTAACTCTGGTTAGAACGGTTCGAAACGTTCATTTGATTATGGTGTACGGTAGCACATCAGCTCGTTGGAACCCTTTGAGGTCAGGGCAGAAGGTATAAGGTTGAATTCCTTATTGGTCAACAAAGATGATTTCAGCAAACAAAACGGATAAAGAATCTACCTAAAATAGAAACGAGAAGGATTCAACACCTTCAAATCATCTTGATTATGCAGAGATGGTGTAACGGTAACACATCTACGATAACAATTAGCTACGGACATAAGCTTCACTGACTA